TTATTTTATCTTAAAAATATACATTTTTGTTAAAATGTTTATTTAAAAGATCTAATTCTGTTGAATTGTGTTTTAGCAATTTTTCCTTTTTCTACAATAATTCTTAAATGTCTTTCGACTTCTGGAATAATTTTTATTGCCTGGTAAATTGCTTCTCTTAAATCCTGATCTTTTTCAACATCTGAATTTATCCACTTTGCAATATATTCAGCAGTTAAATTTTTAACTGCATCTTTGAATACATCACTATTTAATAATGCTTCTGCTTGTGTAGAAGCATCTATCTCCTTTTGTGTTGCCATATATTATCCTATTGCTTGGTAAATAATTTCTTGAAATAAAAATCCGGTAATTCCTAAAAAAATTGTAACTATGAATAATAATGTATTTCTGATTGTTTTATTTACTGATGCAATACCATTTTCAATAGAGTCTAGTCTTCGATAATTTTCTTTCCAACGTTGATCGCATCTTGCTTCGTGTGCACTTAATCTTTTATCTACTTCTGTAACTGTAGCTCTTGCCATTAATAACTCCAAATATGCGGTCTTGGTCTATTGTTGTTTCCTTTATAAGTGTCTAAATGTATAAATCTGCTATTTCCTTTCTGATTAACACCTATTCCGGTAAAGCCAAAACTAGATGCTAGTGTAACTATGTTAAATGCTTTTTCATGAGAACACAAAATATCTACAGCAAGTCCTAAAGTATGTATGCCTGGAGTCTTTTTATTTACTTCTACAGGGTGTTTTAGACAACGATAAGCAGATGTAATAACAAAAGAAAAACCGCAACAAGTTCTGAGATCCTGTAGCTTTTGCAAAAAATCATAATCCATTTTTTGTTCGCCACAATGAGAACAGGCAAACTCCTCTGGTTTAAAATTCAAGAAATCCCAGTCCTTCATCATCTAAAGATTTTATGCTTTGCATATATTCGCCGACTATTCTTAAATCGCCATTCATTTTTTTTGCTTTTAATTTTGCTTCTCTAAGTGTTTTGGCAGTAATAATTGGTCCTTCATGTGTTTCTATTTTTCCTTCGATAGTCTGTATGTCTATCTCAGTTATAAACATCATTTCGTATCTGTCCTCTTTAATTTGTCGTAAGATCTAAGTCCGGACATTCCTAACAATGCCATTAAAATTGTGGATAATTGTGAAAAATCAAACTCTGGCATTTCTATTTGTACTCCAGAAGTTTTAAGAGCAACTTCTATAATTGGAGCTAAGACGAAATGATAACCAAGTGCAAAACTACAAATCCACCCTACAGAAGGTCGCCAATTTCTTTGAAATGGAGATCCTTTTGCTTCTATTTTATTTACTTCTATTTGTGCAAGATTTGCTTGATGAAATAAAGTAGTTAGTTCGTGATCTAATTGTGCTTGTAAATCTTTATCTTTTACAAATTTACTTACTATGTTGCTAACCGGCTTTAGTAAAGTTTCAATCATTTTTTCCCTCTAATATTTTTTGTAATTTTATAGCTTTTTCATGTGCTGAGTCTGCGTGTAAATCTTTATCAACTATTTTTTCTAATTTAAGACTTTCTATTTTGTTGTTACTAATATATCTCCAAGTATATCCGTCTTTTCCATACACACCAAATATAGTAGTGCTTAGACCAATCTTTATAATCATGGCCTGTTCGCCGTCTAATATTACTTTTTCGCCTTCGTTAAATTGTGAATTTAATTTGAATTTAAGGCCTTTAATAAATGAAATCGAATAGTCTTTGAGAGCTAATCCTGCTAAAACAGAAGCTATAAAAATAGATAATTCAAGATAATATTGCTCAAAATTCACTTTTCATTTGCCAACTTTTTTCATAGCGATTTTGTGCGACTCTGTAAATGTTTTACCTCGTCGCATTAATCTTTTCATTTCGGCCATGTGTTTAGCCGTATGATGTTTGCTATGCCTTTTCAAAGTATCTTTTTGTCTTTGAGTAAGCTGTTTGGTTTTGTTCATTTATTTTTTTTTCTTCTTTTTTTTCTTTTTAGGTTTTCCGTAATATCCTGGCATTATTTTTTCCTCTTTTTATTTTTAAGTTTTTTAAAATCTGCTCCGGTAATTTTATTTCTAGGCGGAGCAACTCTAGCAATCTTTTTTTGTTTTTTAGATAATTTTTTTCCTGGCATTTTATTTCTTTTTCTTTTTAGGTTTTTTTGCCGTCTTGGCCGCCTGTTTAAATTGTTTAGCCGTTGGAGCTCCTTTGCTTCCTGGCTTTCTCATTTTCTCTTTAGATCCAGCTTTTATTCTTTTGCGTTTAGCATGAATATTAGCGTACAGTCCTTTCTTTTTTTTCATAGATACCTCTACCATTTAGTGCGGTTGGCCCAATAGGCCGCCGACATTTTACCTTTAGATATGTTTTTGGCATGACGAGCTTTGAAGGATTTTCTTCGAGCTTTATCTTTTTTGCTCTTAGGATTTTTTCCTGCTCCGCTTACGCCTTGCTGACCAAATCTTATAGTCTTTATTTTACTACCTTCTTTAGCAACTACAACATGAGATTTTGTTGGGTGTCCCGGAGTTCTTTTTGGTTTGTTGTAACCAGATACTCCTGCCCTTGTTAATCTTGAGTCTTTTGACATTAATGTATAGTGTTTTCGCTAACAATTAAAAAAATAGTATTTTTGTTTATTTTTTTGCCAAAAACTAACTTCATAGTTTTTACTGCTTCTTCTTCATTTCTAGCTTTAACATCTGTGCCAACTAAAATGTGTTCATCAGACATAGCTTCTATATGATAAAGTTTTTTAGCTTCCTTCATTTTTAAACAATCCCTGTGCTTCTGCTTTTTGCATAGCTCTTAACTCGTCGTTATTCTGCTCTAGGATTTGTTTAACCTCGTCTAAATCAACGGCATTTTGCCCATACTTGCCGTATAGCTCTGCCATTCGTAATTTAGTGCTTACTAAGAATTTATCTCTTTCTAAGTCGTCGTTCATAACAACTTTCATACGATCAGTTTCAGCATCTACTTCAATTTTCCTAGCTTGTGCCTGTGCCTTCATAGTTTCTGCCATAGCTAATTGATCTTCTGGTTTTGGTTTTTTAGCATTAGGATCTTCTGGTGGCATAGGCGGTATTTGAGAATTTATGAACTGCGAAGTATCTTTAAATCCTGCCATTTCTATAACTTTTGTAATGGTATTTGCGTATTGTTGTAGAGAAACCATAGGATTTCTTGGTCCTAAAGTCTGTATTATTTGCTCTTGTTTTTGCAATAATCTAGTCAAAGTAGCTAATTGTTCTTCGTCGCTAGACTTACTGATAGCTACATTACATACCATATCTTTATCGGTGTCCCAATATCTAGGATCTATTTCAACAAATTGATTATTTAGTCTAATGATTTCTGCTTTATCTTGATTTTTTATAGACAGATTATTGATTAAACCAAATAAATCCTTCATGCCCTCTGCAAAATGACGGCATATAAGCTCGATACGGCCCTGTGCGGCGGACATTGTGGCCGCAACGGCAGTTTTTGTCGAACTTTGTAAAGCGTCTGCATTAAGACCTGCACTTGCTTTAGAAACACCTGTACGATTTTCTTTTTGTTCGTCTAAATATTGTAAAAACGGGAACGCTTCTTTACCGCTAAACGGAACAGAAAAAGGTTGTACTGCTCCTGGTTGTCGCATACGGATAGGTTGTCCTATATCATTGTTTAGAACATCATCTATATTAACTTGGCCTTCAACTATTCCCATTCTAGGAAAAATAGAATGGCCTAAAGAGTCTAAACTATCTCTAATTATTTGCGATTTAATATCTTGTATAGGTTTTAAGTAATCTGCCGGGCAAGATCCTATTGCTGTGTGCGGTTCTGGATCTGGACAAAACATTACGATTGGCAAGTCGTCCCATGCTTCACAATTTACTATTTCTAGGCCGTCCCCGATTGTACAAACCTTGAGTAATTCGTTAATGCCGTCTTGATCTTTGTCGTATCTGACATAATGTTCAATATATAAAATTTGCTGTCCGGTTACATCTGTTCTGTCTGGATCATTTATTTCATGTAATGGATTTCTAGCTTTTCTTTCGTCTTCGTTAGAAGCGTCGTTGCCGTAATTTGCGTACTCCTCTACTTCTTCTTTGTCATATCCCATAGCAACTAGATCCGAAACGCTAACAATCATTCTATGTGCAACATAAGGCGAGTCATGTAAAGACCTGGAGTTTCTGGATATTAAAATTTCTTCTGGCGGTACTGCTTCAATACAAACTTTGTCGTAAGATTTTACTTTTCTAACTTTTAGATTGTAAGCAACTACTACTTCTTCTGAGTCTTTTTTGCCGTCTTCATTAACTATTGTCCTGCTTTCCATAATTGGATTTTCTTCTAGGACCTCTATATCTTCGTCTGTCATTATTGCAATATATTGCTCAACAGATAAATTTTTGTATTCGTGTGTAGTCGTATCTATGCTTGAGTCGTAAAATGCTTTTACAAAACCTGCTTTTCTAATCAATGCGTCTTTAAATACAGAATATAAAATATTAAATCCTGGATTTTTTTGATTAAAAATATAATTTACATAGTCTGTTTGTTGTTGTGCCGCAGGTATATCTTCCTGGTTTTTAGGTACAAATTCGACAACTTTGCTTGTGCCGAAAAATGTACGCATTAATGAAGGCATTATGTGTAAGACAGCATCTCTAACATCTGTAGAAACATACTCAGACTGAATATCGCTTCCGCCTTCCGGAGAATTGCCTAGATAGTATTCGGTGGACTCAGCTCTCTCGTCGCCGAGCTGATCTATAAAATCTTTAGCGTCGTCTAATTCTGATTTTAAAACGCTTTGTAATTCTTCTTCATCAAATTCGTCTTCTACAACTTCTGTAGAAACGCTTACAGATGTTTCTTTTTTATATTCCATACAATTATCCTACTCTATAGATTTTGGATTTTATTGGTCGTTTAAAATTATACCCCATAAATGAGCTTCCGCCACCAAGAACGGCAGAAGTAGAAGCAAAAGTTAAAGCTAATGCGTCTGCTTTGTCTGGAGATTTGATACCTCTCTTTTTCATTTCTTCTTTGCTTTCTAATTTTATTTTTCCGGTAGATGTATATTTATATATTGGCGACACTAATTGTTGTACTAATTCTTCATCACTAGGCATAAAAACATCTCTACCAGATAGCCATTCTTTAATTTTAAACCATAGTTCAGCTCGGAGATTTAAGTAATTCTTTTTACTAGAAGGGGACTCTCCTACATTAACACCGATAACCGGCAAGTTTAGTTCAGATAATCTATCTACTACGCCAGATCCCACACCGATTACATCTATTAATATTTCGCTTGGTTTTTCTAATGTAGTGCAATCATCATATTCATTTTTAATAGCTCCACATAACGCCATTAGATCCATAGAATTATATGTTTTCATCTCTAATACAGAGTTTCCTTGTCTTTTGCATAGTGCAGAATTGTCGCCACCAAACCTGGCTACATCAATTCCCCAAACTATCGGCTCAGAAGCAGTTAAATCTACTTCTCGCATAACAGCAGAACGACATAATTCCATAGGTATAACTGTGTCATTGTCATAACTAGGAAACTCGCCTAATACTTCTACTCTAGCAACAGTAGAGTCTTCTCCATATTGCTCTAACATACTTTGAAATAGCTTTTGATCTGTGCCTTCTACAGTTCTTGAGTCTATTTGTTCATTTTTCCAAAAAGATCTTTTGCCGTGAAAGCTATCAAAAAACGGCCCACTATTCCTTCTAGGGTTTGAAAATGTGAACCAATACCTGTCTTTTGTCGGCTCAGAGAAAAATCCCTCAGAAACGCTGTAAATCGGTCCTGGAATACCTGACGCTTCGTCCATAATTAAACAAACTCCATAACTAGAATGAATACCAGCAAATGCGTCTGGATTTTCTTCTGACCATAATTGAGCTTGTGCGTAATAATAGCCGGTGTCTATTTTTAAATCTTTCTGTAGTGCTTCTTCAAACCACTTTGCAGGTTTTATTGTTGTTGCTGTTTTTTCCCACCAATGATTATTTACAGAAAGAGTTAGCCACTTTCCTAGTTCGGCCCATGTTCTTGATCTTAATTGTTGCTCGGTGTTTGCAGTTACAATTATGGTAGATCCTAGTCTAGTAGATAAAAACCATAGTATTAACCAAGACACTAAAGCAGACTTGCCAATACCACGACCACTAGCAACTGCTAGTCTATACATTTCCGGAAAATCTACTGTTTCATTTCTAGCTATATGATTTGCAATATCTTTTAAAACTTTTTCTTGCCACTTTCTAGGACCTTTAAAATGCTCAAGAGGGGTATCTTCTTGCTCCCAAGAAAAACAATATTTAACAAAATTGTATGGATTGTCTTTGATGTTTAAAGACCAAAGATCTGACATTAATTGTTTTTCTTCTTCTGGCTTGTATTTCATTACTTAGTCGGCAGGAGTAAAAGTGAGGAGAATATATAGTGCGTGATACTCCTGCCTATGATATTTGCAAGTGTCAAGGAGAGAACAAATATCATTTTAAAAAAAATTAAAAAAATTTATCTGAACAGTATATCGTACATACACCCCCGATTTGCAAAAAAGGGGGGATATGGCCCGTTCTTTTTGTTTTTGCTTTTTGTTCATTCGTTATGATCTCGGGCCGGATCAGATCCGCTTATGATCTCTTTATGATCTCGGGCCGGATCTGCCTTTTTATTTTGTGGCCCGTTATGATCCGGGATCTTGCTTGTACCTGGTAAAGCTCTATTCTTTTTAGGGAGTCCGCCTGGTTGTTTAGATCCTTGATCTTTGGCCCTTGTACCTGGTAAAGCTTTATTCGGGATCGTAACGGGATCTATACCTGGTAAAGCGTCGCTTCCGGGAAGATCAATAATTCTGGCCCGTGCATCTTTTAGAACAGATCCTAAGTTGAGATCTACATTTAAAGAAAGATCCTTTTCCGCCCATTGTCCTTGCTCCCCCCGATTAGATAAGAAGAATTTAACGGCGTGTATATTCGGATCTTCTTTAGTCGCAGATCTAAACAAGCTATTTGCTACGGCACTAAGAGCTTTACTGCGTCCCGCTTCCATTCTACTTGCAAAACTAGCAGATCTGATTTTATTCCTGTGAAGCGTATGCCATGAAACGCCCAAGTTATCAGCAATCTGCTTCTCGCTTAATCCCAAACCTGCTAGTCGTTCAACTTCATCAAGATCTATATTTAATCTTTTACGGCCACCTTTATTGATCTTTTGATCTTTCATGGCCCTATTTTAATCTATTATTCTTTTTTATATGTCTTCATTTGTCTTGCTATGTCCTTTTATATTCTTTAAAATGGGTTTTTTTAACGGAGAATTAGAAATGCAACAAACAAAAATAAAGCA